CTGGTATATAATACCCGTTCACCAATTAGGAGACAGACATGATTTCGAGGATGATTATGATAGCCCTGGCCAGCAACATGTTGGGGGGTTGCGCGGCGGCCCTGGAGATGCTCCCGGTAGACACCGACGCGAAGCGGGATGCCCGGCATGCCGAGTACGCGGCACACGAGGCACGCATTGCGGCCATGTGGGCCGGGTCGGCGGCCCGGTGGATGAGTGAGTGCACTGCGGACCCCGACTGGGCGTATGAGGCTTGTGTGATGCTTAGTGACAGTATGCGCGGCTTTACACCTTCGTCTACGTATACGCTGCCCGGACCCGCAGACTTTGTGTTTCCGACGCACCCAGGCATAGAAACCAGCATCCTGTACGTACGATGAGTACTATCAGCGCGGTGCTGGTTGGCGGTTTGCTGTTCTGGGCGGGCATGCCCGGCTGGTTGTATTTGTTCCTGGTGCTGATGGCCCTGGGGGCAGACATGAGCGGGGGCACGGCATGATGGATATGTTCCTGCACTACAGGGGCACCGAGGGCGGTGCAAGGGTGTACGACATGTACGCAGCGGATGACCGGGCCACCCGCCTGAAGTGCCTCGGCCAGGTGAAGATACCCGACGCGAAACTAGAGCCTGCGAGGTATATGCCGGGGGTGCGGGGCCACGGTACTGGTTAGCCATACGGATCAATGTGGTATAGTATTTTATATGACTAAAAATAAACGCAAGCCAGGAAGACCGCCCGGGTCAAAGAACTCAAGGTCTGGCGCACTACGCCATTGCCTGCAGACAGGACAGACACCCGTCGAGTTCCTGACTGGGATATACCAGGATGAAGAACAACCACTGAATGTGCGTATGGATGCGGCGAAGGCCGTGAGTCCGTATGTCCACGCCAGGCTGCAATCAATAACCGTCCAGGAGAAGCCCTTCGATGGCGACCCAAACAGCATCACAAGCGAGTACCTTGCCTCAATTATCAAGGGAACAAGCGGCAGCGATGCTGCTGTTAAGGCGAAGGGCAAGCGAACGACTCACTGACTACGCCCGGTACATTGACATCCCGGGCGTGCCCCTGGGTGACCCTGAAGAGGACGACGACCTGGACTATCCGATCGTCGAGACCGAGCTGGCGCCGCACCACCTGATCGTCCTTGACACCTGCCAGGATCTGGTCGAGCGCAAGCTGAACTACTGCATCGACGACGAGGGCCACATCAATCCATGGACCCCGGACTCACCGTTCGCCAGGCAGGTATGCCTCCGGGTGATGCTGATGCTGCCCCCGGGCAGCGCCAAGTCCACCTACGCAAGCGTGGTGTTCCCTACCTGGCAGATGGGCAACCATCCGAGCCATGAGATCATCCTGACGGGGTACGGCGACGTGATCTGCAAGAAACACGGCCGCCGTTCAAGGCAGATATGCGCCAGCCCGTCATATCGGGCCGTGTTCGGGTTCGGTGTGGACCCCAATACCAGGGCCGCAGACAACTGGGAGACACTCAACAAGTCAAGCTACAAGAGTGCAGGCATCCTGTCCGGTATTACCGGGTTCAGGTGCGATGGGCTAATATGGGACGACATCACCAAGGGCCGCAAGGAGGCCGACAGTGTCACGATACGGGACGATACATGGAACGCATACATCGACGACGCACGCTCGCGCAAGAAGCCGAACGCGTGGGAGGTGGGTATCGGTACAAGGTGGCACGAGGACGAGACAATGGGCCGAATACTGCCCGAGGGGTACGCTGGTGAGAGCGGGTACATGCCAGGCCGGGACGGCAACGTGTGGTTCGTGCTATGCCTGCCCGCCGAGTGCGAGCGCGACGACGACCCGCTAGGCCGCGAGGTGGGCGAGATGCTGTGGCCCGAGTGGTTTACCGAGGACTTCTGGGACGACAAGCGCGTCAACCCCCGGTCATGGGCCAGCCTGTACCAGCAGCGCCCAAGCCTGGAAGAGGGCCTGTACTTCAAGCGTGAGTGGTTCAGGTCATACACCCAGGAGCCCGCCACCCTCAACAGGTACATCTCCTTCGACCCAGCCGTGACCGAGGCCGAGGACGCCGACGCCACCGCCATGCAGGTGTGGGGTGTTGATACCCAGGCCAGGCTGTACCTGCTGGACGAGTGGGTGGACAAGGTGACCATGGACGTGTGGATTGACCAGCTCATGACCTGGATAGCGATACACAAGCCGATGGCCGTGATCAGTGAGTCGGGAGTAATCCGCCGGGCATCCGAGCCGTACATCAAGCGGGCCATGGCCCAGACCGGGCACTATGCCATGTTCGAATGGATGTCCAGGAACGCGGACAAGAGCGCGATGGCCAGGCCAGCCCAGGCCATGGTCAGCGCCGGGCAGGTGTACCTGCCTCCTACCAGCATCGGCGACGACACGATTGATGAGATGCTAAGGTTCCCGGCAGCCAAGGCGGACCACCGGGTCGACAGCTTTGCCAACCTGTGCCTGTACCTGGAGCAGTTGTGGGAGGCAAATCCGCCGCACAAGAAGAAAAAACCGGAGGGTGTACTGGATCATGGGTTCAAGATCAAAGCCGTCATGCCGGCCAGGATGCCCAAGAGGAAGTCAAGGTGGGCAAAGTGATGTATACTCAGTCAAACAACTGCCCGTGTGACGCATGAACGAAAACTCCAATCAAGTAGACAGCTTCTCTTCCAGCTCCGAGCGTGCGGAGGATGAGACCCTGGATCAGAACGCGGTTAAGCTGCAGAAGATATGGTCGAGCCGTATCAAGGACGAGGAGAAGGCACACAGGGCTTACCGCGACCGTGGACGCGACGTGCAGGAGGTCTTCAACGACGACTTCGACGAGGATGAGCTGCTTGTCCCGCTGCTCTGGTCGGTGGTCCAGGTTGAACACTCTGGCATATACTCCAGCCAGCCGGTGCCAGACGTCAGGCCCGCCAACGACGAGAAGAACGACACGTTCCGCCAGGCCAGCGACGTGCTGGAGCGCGGCATTGCACACTTCGTAGATGACCAGTCATTCGATGACAACTTCCACCGCACGGTGGACGACTTCCTCGCGCCCGGGCTGGGTGTTATCCGCGTCAAGATGGACTCGGAGATTATCCAGGTACCCGTACCGCAGGCGCCAATACCGCCCGACGTAGCCTACGAGCTGGGCACCGAGGGCGTGAAGATGCTGCAGGCGGAGATGGCGAACAAGAAGACCAATGGCATCGGCGAGCAGAACATAAGCTGGGAACATGTGACCTGGGACAGGTTCGGGTGGGAGCCCTGTAACTCGTGGCGTGACTGCGGCTGGATATACTTCCGGCACCGCATGACCCAAGCCCAGATCAAGGCGCGCTTCGGGCGTACGGTCCGGGCATCCAAGGACCCGAACGACACGGGCAACGTCAGCTCGTGGAAGAAGAAGACGTACGACGTGTACGAGGTATGGGACCGGGCCAACAAGAAGGTCCTGTTCATAGCCAAGAACGAGGCCGAACCCATCGAGATCCAGGACGACCCGATGGGTCTGGCGAAGTTCTACCCCATACCATTGCCGATGATGACGAACGTACCGACCGGCGAGTTGGTCCCCAAGCCAGACTACGATTACATCGAGGCGTACGACCGCGAGCTGAACAGGCTGCAAGAGCGCAGGATGGCGCTGATCGAGCAGATCAAGGCCGTCGGCGCGCATGACAAGGGTCTGCCGGAGCTGGGTGACATCTTTGAGCAGGAGGACGGCGAGTCTTTGCCTATACCCAACCTGGCACAGCGTACCCAGGGTGGCGGCTTCGACTCGGTGATGTTCGCACTGCCAATGGAAGAGAAAGTGCTGGTGCTGGCCAAGCTGACCGAACAGATCCAGTTCGTCAAAGCGCAGGTCGATGAGATCCTGGGCATCGCCGATATCGTCCGGGGCGTGAGCAATGCCAAAGAGGGTGTTGGCACGCAAGAGCTGAAGGGCCGTTGGGTTGGCATACGACTGTCCAGGAAGAGGGACGTGGTCGCTTTCACCGTGCGGGAGATGTTCCGCATCATGGGCCAGCTGTTGGCCTCGCACTTCACCGACGAGAACCTGGTAAGGCTGACACAGCTACACATCAAGCCCGAGACGCTGCAATTGCTTCGCAACGACCTCCTGATGGACTTCAGTATTGACATAGAGACGGACTCGACGGTCGGTAAGGATGAGTTCCAGGAACGCCAGACACGTAACGACATGATGGCATCCGTCGGCGCCTACGCCAGCACCGTGTTGCCTATGGTGCAGCAGAACCTGCTACCCGCCGACGTGTCCAGCGCGATACTGCGCGCCGCACTGCAACCATACACCAAATATTCGAGGGGCCTGGACGAGTCAATGACCGACCTTCAGACCACCATGCAGCAACTACAGCAGCAGCAGCAGACGATTGAACAGACCCAGCAGCAGCTCGAGCAGACAGACGCCGAGAAGCGACAGTGGATGCAGGTTGCCCAGACACTCCAGATGCAGGCTACCGAGTCAGCGGCGATACAGAAGCGGGCCGACGCACGTAAGAAGGCCGCCGAGACTGCCAAGATCATCGCCGAGACCCCCGGCTCCGAGCTTGAACCCCTCAAGGTGGCGGCGGATATCGACAAGACCCGTGCCGAGACCATGGAGATTGTAAACCCCAGGCAGGTGAACTGATGGCACACGTCAACGAGTTGAAGTACCAGGCCCTGAAGGACGCGACGGGCGGCAAAGGGCACCTCAACGAACTTGAGTACCAGTGGCTGTCAAGCAAGGTCGGTGCACTGAACCTGCACCTCAACGAGATGTGGTACCGGGAGTTCGTTCTCGGTGCGACAGGCACGAAAGACACCTTGCCCTGGAATGAGAACGCGTACATCTATTTGGGCGAGAACGGTGCAACCGCTCCTTCGCTGAGTGAGAGGTGGTATCAGTTCTGGGGCAGCCCGCTACCCGTTTAAGCATACCCCGGGCCGGGGATCGGCCCATCCGCAAATATACTAAGACAGGAGAAGTAACATGAGCAAGGCATACGGACATTTGAGAACCGATCTGGCAGACGCAGCAGCAGTTATTGCGTTCGTGGCAGCAAACCCCTCCATCTACACCGTAGGCAGTCTGATTACTGCAGCAAATGGCAACCTTTGCCATGTAACAGTTGCAGGCACCGCACTGACCATCACCCAGGCGTAAGTGGAATATGGCATTCAATGACATCCTGAATGCCCTGTCCCAATATGGAGGGCTGGGCGAGACCCGGTCCTCCATAGGGGACGACCTGTCCGGGCCTATAACCCGGGAAGGCGCGGCTGACTACGCGAAAGGCCTTGGCGCGGGCATAGCCGGCGCGCCAGGCGATGCGGCCGGGTTAGTCAATGCGCTCATGCAGATGAAGCGCGGCGTGCCTGTACAGGCTGCAGATTTCGAGTCCGACTATGGCACCAACGCAATCGGCGAGACCATGGGCGCGGACGTTGATTCACCGCAGTTCATCGGCGGCACGTTCGGCATGCCAGGCCTGGAGGATGCGGGCCGGGCTATGATGCTGGGCATACCCAGGCTAGTGAAGGGTATGAAGGGGACGTCTCAGTTGGCCGACCAGCTTGGCGGCGTGGCGAAAGCACGCAAGGTCCTCGACGACTATGAGAAGGATGTGGACTTCATCCAGGCTGATACCATCGACTACTCAATTGACAAACGGCTTGGCAAGCGCATGAAGTCAGGGAAGTACCGTGGCGCTCCAGAGAACGTCAAGTCTCCACAGAAGCTTGGAAAGATGCGAAAAGAGCTGTCCAGGCTGCTCGAGGTGGGGGCACCCGGCAGGCTGTGGTACGACGAGTCTACCCAGGCGGCCAGCGAGCTGACCGGGGCGCAAAGGAACAAAAAACACCTGTTCGCGGGTACGAATGCGATAACATCCCGGGGCGCGTCAGTGCCAGCCAACCAGGTATTCGGCGTTAAGGGGTACAACCAGGCTATAACAGGTAACCCCGCCAAAGCAGGACGTTTTCCCAACGCCCAGGGTGAGGCGGTTGACGAACTGGCATCAGGCCGGACGTACCATGGCGGCCCGAAAGAGACACCTTTCTACGAAGGCCTGACCATCGACGAACGGGCGGGTGGCGTACGCCCAACGAACGACCTGTGGATGGCGCGGGCGTTTGACTATCAACGTAAGAACCCGAAAACGGGTGAAATGGAGCTATGGGGTGAAGGACTTGGACAAGCGCAGCACCGATTTATGGACAACGAGATCAATGCCCTTGTCGATGTTGCAAACAAGGCTGGAATCGGCGGTGTATCCGACTGGACTCCCGAAAGAGTGCAGGCAGCCATATGGGTGGCTAAAAAGGCGGAGCTCGAAGGCACCACGGTAGGCAAGGCGTCCACCAACTTCTCAAACAACATGGAAGGGTTGACATCAACGATCAGGTATGAGGCAAATCCTTCGACCAGCATCGACCACATGTCGTCCAGGTCGACGGACGATGGGTACGCGGGCCTGGTCAACTCAATGCTCCAGGATGATGCGGGCAGAGACCGCCTGGCCTTGCAGGCCGGGGCCCTTACCCGCCCGAGCGAGACAGGCGCGGGCATCTATGAAGGCACGGTATCGCCAAGCACCGGCATAAAAGTGTTGGCAGCCCCTCAGACAGGCAAAGCACAGATAGACCCCGCATCCGAGTCCCTGGTTAACGCCATCGGAGCTACCCGGGGCATGACCCTGGGCCAGGATACTGTAGGCACCACGTTCCAGAGGGCATCCAAGGCCGGGGATCCACGCAACATTGCCAGGGTCCAGATGGAGGGCGGCATACCGGACGGCGAAGGCATGCGGAAACTGGAGTCATCGCTGGCAGAACAGTTCGGCGCGGATTCGGGCGTATTCCCCGTCCATTCCGAGGACGGTGTACAGATTTTGAATGAGTCCGGCATGCCGGATAAAGAGTTCCAGGCCGGCGTGAAGCGGGCGCTGAAAGGTACCGGCGCCGGCAAGCCAGAGTGGGGCACGAACAGCGGTTCGTTGTTGGGTAACACGAACTGGGACGACCCGGGGTTCAAACCGAGCACGTACATGAAGAATATCGACGAGGCGGACCTTGGCGACGACGCAATCAAGAGACTAGAGGCCGGCGCAATGGACGAGGCGTCCACCCTGAACAAGATGGACGCCGCACTTGAGGCTGAGTACCCGGATGAAGGTAAGAGGTCTGAACTGTTGACCCGTACCAGGGAAATACTATCCTCTGGCGGGTATCAGGGCATAAGGGACGCGGTAGAGAAGGGTATCCTTCCGGCTATCGTTCTTTCAGTGATTGCAGGTAGCATCGGATCGCAAGCGAGCCAGGAGCAATCTTATGGACCTGCTTGATAGCACGCCTTTTTCCGACCTCATCGCCGGGTTTTACGTTGAGCAGGCGAGCTTTGACGGTATCGTCAATGACGGACTTGATGGTTAGCTTTTTATCGAGCATTACAGTTCTCCTTGTGGTGAGTAGGTATATTGTACCACACACAAAACAGCAAAGGTGAGTAGTGTATACTGAACAAAACAGAGGTGATATATGGGTTGGTTAGACAGCGCAAAAGACGCACTATTTGGGTCCGAAGGTTCCATTGACTGGGACGAGCTTCGTAAACTGATGAGTTACGAGGGCCAGCTCAACAAGGTTGACCGTGGTGGCCCATTCACCGGCTGGGCGTGGGAAGACCAGCGCGATGCTGAAGGTAATATCATGTACGACGAGAACGGGCAAGTACTCAAATCCAACACCCAATCGATGCGTATCAACCCGGACTTCCAGCCCGCAGTTGACCGGCTGGGTGAGCGCGCCACAGGTACGTCACCCATGATGCAGGCGTCCATGAACCCGCAGATGCAGGGCATATTCGACGCCTCGATGAAGAACCAGATGGCCAGGTATGGCGTACCTCCGGCCCCGCCACCAGGTAATCAGCCTCCGCCGCAGAATGACGATGAGGTGTATTGATGTCCGACTTTGACATGAGCTGGTGGTATAACCCTAAGCCCGGTTCGACACCCGTCAGTGATGCCGGGACGCCAGGACTTATTGTTGACCCGCCGACGGGTACCACACCGGCCAACAACTACCCCGGTTCCAGCGAGGGTGACGCGGCCGGCAGCATTGGCTCAGGAGGTGGCGGTGATGCCGTAGGCAGCGACCCTAACCAGTGGTGGCAGGACACAAGTATTGCCAACCCTGGAGCTTCTGGGCAAGGCAATGTTAATTGGCAGCGGGTAGGAGAAACGGCGGCAGAGTGGGCTGCGAGAATTGGCGCTGGTTCGCTAGGATTCCTTGAGGGTGCGCTACTTGGCGGAAATATATTTAGTGCTGGCAAGCAGGCATACGAGCGAGGTGATCAGGCTGGTGACTGGTTGCGCGACAGTATATTCAAGACATTTCTGGATGAGGGCAACCCTAATTTTGTAGGCCCGCCAAGCAACCTTGCAAACCCACAAGACTCAGACGTAATGCCGGGAGAGTCCGGTTACGGCTCTATATTCGGCGGTGAAGGCGCGTTTGGTGAACTCCCACCAGAAGAGGGCTGGATAGGCCGTGGACAGACAAACAGTGGTTGGGCGGCAGGCAGGCCAGGCACGGGTGCTATCGGCGGTGGTGGGTCTGAGAAATGGCCAAATTGGTACGCTACACGAATAGATGATAAGTAAAGGAGGATAAGATGGCATATGGGACAGGAGAATACATAAATTCTAATACGTCAGCGTTCGCGCAGGCGACCCCAGGCAACCCAACACCGGGCGGCCCTGGCG